CCTATGCGTGTATTCTTCTGTGCCTGGACATTGCCTGATGAATCTATCGTACAGCCTTGTTATGTCGTTCAGTTCCTTGTCTTTCATTTGCCTATGCTTTTAAGTTTGCCTGTTATTGCCTTGAGCAAGAATATTTATCTGCGCAGATTATGAAGTGGTGATTTTTTGACGCAGTCGATTCTTAGGAGTGTCTATGTCCCTCTGATCACACACGGCTCTGATCACACATTGGTCACACAACGGTGATCTTGATCTACACACCAACTTGGCGTGTGTTATCAACCACATGTGAGCACCGTACTTGTACTTGCCGGGAGTGGTGTTGTTTACGGTTATGGAGGCCTTGCCTTCGTCCAGGCTGTCCGCCCAGCCTAATCTCCACAGCATGCGGAACACGTGAGTGTCCACTGCTATGTGTGGTTCACCAAACACGAACCTCATCACGATGTCAGAGCTCTTACGGCCAACACCAGGCAGTGACATCAACTCTTTTTGGGTATTGGGTACACGTCCGCCAAACTTTTCCAACAGCATCTTGCTGGTCGCCAGTATGTTCTTGGACTTGGCGTTGAACAGTCCCGCGGGTCTGATGGCCTCTATAATTTGTTCCTGTGATAATTTTAACATCTCTTCAGGCGTATTTGCTAGAGCGAATAGTTGTTTACAAGCGACGGCGGTTCTTTTGTCTTGCGACTGTGCTGACAGCATCACACCTATCAAACTGGTATATGCCTTAGAATAGATCTTTGCCTTGGGTTTCTGATTTGAATAGTTTGGATATAACTCACTCAACTTCTCATAGATGTATTCTATGTCGTTACTGTTCTTCATCAGAGTGTAACTCGTTGAGCAGTTGTCTCAGTTTTCCGCCTTCCACGTTTGCTTTTACCTTACCTATGGTGTCGCCTTTGGTCGGGTCCGGCGCATCGTACCTAGCGTCCTTTGGTGTACTATCTCCAGTTACCTTAGATGTCTTTTTGAGATTGTCATATATGGTACTTCTTTGTTTGTCAAACTGTTTGTACTCCGGATCGTCTGCTAGATCTCTAATCCTTAGGCTGTCAACATCAAATTCTAGATCCACCTTTTGTCCTACACCACTTGAACTCCTTGTCTTCATAAACTGTATCTGATATCTTCCACGTTCTTTCATAGCTCTAGATGTGAATATACCTATGACGTTGTCAGCAGTCTGTATCTTACTCAATCCTCCCGATATGTGGCTGTGATCAAATTCGATCTCCTCAACAGATGCCCTGTTCAACTGTGATGCTGTTGCCAACACACACTGTTTCTCAACAACCAAATTTCTTAATTCTTCTGAAACGTATTTGTCTTTAATGAATAAATCTGCTGGTGATATCTTCCTGCTCTTTGGCATCATCAAATCCAAGTAATCCACTAGTATACAATCTATTTTTTTCTTGGTCTTGATTTCTAGTTCCTTGAGATATGTGTTTATGTCTAACACTGTGCTACCACTTGGCAGATATTTTATCCAAAGTTCTCCTGATTTTTTGGCCAGCATCTTTACTTTCATTTCCACGTTGTCTATTTCCGGAAACACTTTACGTGTAGGAATATTTGTCATCATGGCATCCAACCTCATGGCTGTTAGTTGTTCACTTAATTCAAAAGATATATAGACAACATTAAGACCTGCCGTGGCCCAATTGACGGCGAGATTTTGAAGGAATAGAGATTTACCTGCTCCTGACCCTCCAGCGAAGATGTTCAGTTCTCCTCGGTTGAATCCCCCAAACAGTTTCTTGTCCAGATTCTGCCAGCCCGTACTGATCTGTCCATTGTTGTCTTTGAGTGCCATGAGTCTTGCTTTAGGATCATCAAAATAATCTGTACCAAGGTCACGTGTGAGTCCTACATTTACTGCTTCCTTGACCATATCCTCCACTGGTCCGTAATCGCCTTTTTCAAGCAAGTCTGCAGATTGTAGTATGGCCTGCTCTAGTGCTTTGTGTCTAGAAAATGTTTCGAATTCGTCTAGCAACCAATTGAAATGACTTGGGTCTAGGTCTTTGGCTGATTTCAGTTTGATGTCGTGCTTGGCGTTGACCTGTTCCACGTCTGGCATTACCTTGTACTCTTCCATGTAGTCTTTGACGAACTTGGCTATGGGTTGAAGTTTTCGATCAAACGATTCTGGTTTGAATATATTTTGTGCTCGAGCAAACGATTCAGCGTCCGCTAGTAACATCTCTATATAAAGTTTCTGTACATCAAATGTGTATTCAGCCATAGTGTTATTATATTTGATTTTCTGTTATTTTTCTATCTTCTTTTATATGTTTGATAAATTTTTCTCCAAACCATGTATGGTAATCCTCTCCAAGGTGGCGCCCATCTAGTCCAAGATCTGCCTTCACTAAATGACCATAAGTCTTGAAACCATGTTTTCCTTCTATTAAGAATATTTTCTTCCAATTTATACTGTTGAATAGTTTGTCTCTGTACTCTTTTAGGCTACCCAAACATTTCGTTTTGGGATTACATTCAACCATTGTGAAATAATAATCAATTTTGAATTGTTCACAAAGTAACTGGCAGGATAAAATATTTTTTAACATGTTGATCTCTAACATATTATCATCATAGTGGTTAACGAATAGTCTTCGTAGGTCTTCTTCTGACTGTTCAGCAATCTGTTTGGCTAACCAGTTTTCCTCTCCGTTGTCTGCGATTGAACTGCAACCATTATGGCTAACAGTAAAATTACAACTTTTCTTGGTCAAGTGTAACCTTTCCGCATAAGTGAACATTATTAACACTAGGTCTTTATCCTTAATATGACGTACCAATTTCAAAAAAATCATGTCGTTGGAACAACCAGGGTATGCTCTGTTTTCAATATTGTCAGGGTCAAACATATGATAGGGCCAAGTCTTTTTGCTGTTTCCTTTCCATGGATATTCTAGCGAAACATCCTTCAGTCCGTCACCGTATGTGTGAGAATCACCTAGCACTAAAATTTTTTTATTGTCCATACATCTTTCTTTTCAAATCTATTTTCAACTTGCTTGATTCTGTAGTTTTTATTATCGACTGAAGTGTGAAGAGTCTACCATACTTTGATACCGCTTCGGCTACATCGCCAATCATTTTATCCCATTCGGGAAATGCTACGCTCCAACCAAACTCTGTGGCTTGATCTACCAACTTCTGTCCCGGGGCGTCTCTATCGGGTACCACTATCACTTGCCTGCCTAGACCATCTATCAATTCTCTCTGTGTGTCATTTACCTCTGATCCCAGTATGCTGACGCCAGAAACGGCGATGGCGTCAAACGGTCCTTCAGTTACCAACACGAACTTCCTGGTCCAGTCCTGTGCGTCCATGTTGAAAACGTATCCTGGCCACACGTCCGTGTAGTATTTGACGGCCCTGGATTCCTCGAACACCCTGCCTGTGTAGCCGACCACTTCTCCCTTCCAATAGAACGGTATCAGCAGTCTCTGATGTATGTCCCACATCTTGTCTGGTGAGTACATGAAGTCGTACCAGTCTGCTCCAATACCCCTACCCTCGAGATATTTCAACAGTCCGTCGATCTTCTTCCATTGTGGTTCTGTGAGGTCGTTGGCCACGTACTTCTCCAACCACACGTCTAGTTTGTGTGTGTTCTTTGGAAGTGACTTCTTTTTGAAAGTCACGAATTTCTTCTTCTCATACTTGAAGTCACTCTCTTCTTCACGCATGGCCTCTATGGCCAGTTTCTTTATGGTGTCCTCGGGTATTCCTATGTAGCCCATGAACTGCCGCATCTTGTAGTTCAACTTGCGTCCGATCACGTAACTGGTCTTGAACCCACAGTTGAAACAGTGATAACTGATTGTGCCGTCGGCACTGGTCATGATGCCGCCACGCTTCTTTTTGTCCGCTGTCTCGCCATTGTACACACAGCATGGTGCGTTGAAACTGATCCATCCGCTAGGGGTCTTTTTTCTGTTCGCAGGTAGACTAGTCAGAATTGTATTATGGATCAGATTCATATCTTATATTTTACTGTCTATATAGGATTTTGTCAATACGGCCTGTGGTGCCTGACGTCCTGTCCGCTATGAACCTCACGTTTTGGAAAACACCTGTGAAATTTAATGTGGAAACACTCGAAGTACCGCTGAGACTTGTTGTGGTAATTGTAAAGAAGTCACTGTCAGATGGTGATGTGGAAACCATTGTTCCTTGTATCTTTAATGTGCCAGTGAAGTTGTTAGGATATATTGCGATTGTGTGTAACGCTGAGTTGTTGTTGATACCTGGTTTCCCATCTATAGCACTAGAGGTAAATGTATTGCCAGAGAGCGTGAACGCAGATACTGATGTGCTGGGCACGAATTCTGGGTAAGCACCGTCTAACAATTCTATTGTGCCGGCGGCGGAATATCCTGTGTCGGCGTAAGTTACATTTCTCGCTCCCGATGACAGTACTTCTCTGACCGAAAAATTGTAAAATTTTGCATCAAGTGGTAGCAGATCGCCTTCGGTAATTGTGCAACTTGCTGATCCTTTTGGTCCTGCTGTGACGTCAACTGTTTCGGAAGGAATTGTCTGTTGTGTGAACTTCAAAGTAAGGATTGTTTCTGTGCCGGCCGCATTGGTCGAGTTTACATTTGTGATTTCTACTGGGCCGGAAATACTGGTGCCCTTAAGATGATATCCAACAACGAAATCTCCAGTTACGTCTGTGTTTGTCACTGTTGCCAAGGCCGATGTTCCACTCGATGATCCATCAGAAGCAATGGTTAAATTGGATGCTTGGGTTGTGTTCAATATGTCCAGTGTTTTTGTAATAACTGATTTTTTGCTTTCAGTGTCAATTATGTTCAACTCAAAAGTTTTTGATGCTATGTCCTGGGCCTTCTGGTCCTCGTTTTTGAAGGTAAATGTGATGGGATTTGACACTCCTCTGTGTAGAATTAGGCGTCTATCGTACACTTTTGAATTCCTCCCGTGATAACCATTTATGTAGGCTATTACCAATTGATCTAGTAAATACCTTGATACTGTTTGCATAATACATATTTAACAGTATTTATAGATAGAGCATGAATGAAATTTTTAACACTCTGAGGGATAAATTCCCCTTCCTAAGCCTTATCAGAAAGGGTGACCTTGAGTTTGTGGGCATTGTACAGAATGAAGATGCCAACGTCATAAGTTTCTATGATTATGGTAGGCTAATGATGCCACAAGACAAGATGCGATATTTGAAATGTGGTGAGATATGGTGGCACGAAAGCAATCGTAAACTACCCATCAATATTTTCTTAAAAGGTGATTTCCGTTATTTCCGATCTACACTGGTGACATTGAATGCTAAGGATGTGGAGGTCGTACACGGTCCAACTGTAAGGTTATCTGAAATTTCAAAGAAAAGAGTCAAACGTAAGACCATCCAATTAGTTAGAAAACCAATCTAGTTTTTATCTTTTTCTATGTGCTTTTTGAAGTACAGAGTTAAAAGACTGTTCGGCTGGTATGAGTGATATTCAGCACGATTGTTATTAACTATTTTTTTCTTTTTTGTGATTTTTCGTTTAGGTTTTTGATGTAGCATCAAAACTATATTTAGCTCTTGTGATGAGATTCATCTGTACAACGATGGCCTGTGCGTAGGCTATCGCGTGTGATTTCTTGAAGAAGTATGATCCATCCGTGGGCTTTATCCAAACCTCTTTCATGATGTCCTGCCAATCCTTGTACATCAACTGCCTCTTTGCAGGACGTATTATGGCCAACACAGCGGCCAGTTGCTCGATGTTCTTCGGTGCCAGTTTGGAAACTATGTTGAAGTGTCCATTGAGGTGGAACAGCGTGTCTACGGTCTTTGGATCCTTTAACATGTCCCAATCAGGCTCCTGTATCATGAGTTCTACAAGTTCCTGCTCTGACTGCACTTCCTTGTATATGTTCACATTCAGCATGTCGATTTTAAAGTAACCTCTCTCCTCGGCCTTCTTGTAGTCCAGTGACGAGTTTCCTGTCACAGGGTGTTCAGGCACAGCATGGAAGTATACTCCTGTCTTGTGCTTCTCGGTCTTACCGTCTTTGATAATTGATGCGGGAGTGTGTTTGAAAAGTTTCAAAACTCCATCCCTGTCAAAGAAGTCGATGTCCACATCAGGCATTAGTGCATACTCCCTTTTCCTTTTTCGGCATGTTGTATCATCTTGTCTCGTGATCCTGGTTGTAATACCTCCAACACGTCTAAGAGTTTCCTGTATCCTTCTGATTCTAAAACATTCCTGTTCATGTCGGGCATTATGACCCTCCCGATGGATCCATCCTCTTTAATGATCACGGCGCAATCTCCATCGTCGAAGTCTAGGTTGTCTGCTATCTCTAGATCTATCTTAGACAATTTTAGCCTCCCTGGCTGTTTCTTTTACCAAGATGTTGTCCGCGGGCGAACTCTTGATTTTCTGTATCCAAAAATTTGGTTGAATAAATTTCTCTATCATTTGCAGTTGTTCGTCATTAAAAGATTTTAACATCTTTTTGCCAGCCGAACAACCTAATAGGAGCCATGGTGATATCCTTCCCTGTTGTATGTGTTGAACTGCCCTGTTGGTGTTCACCAATCTAAAATAGTCTGACCATTGTGCATTTTGCTCATTGGCCCAGTCCATCATGGTAACAATACTTCTTTGTAGCGCTGATTCTACTGGTTCTGATTTTAATGCGTCTATTAGATAAACCTCGTACAGGTCATCCCTGGCCCAGTGGTCCAGTTTGATTTTTGACCGAAGTACATAGTCTATGTATTTGTCAGGATACAAAGGATTGATGTGCATGATATACCTACCAAATTTTACAAAGGCGTTGTAGTATGGACTCTTGACGAAGTCGTCATAGGTTTTTGTTTTTGAATTTTGCTGATGTATCTGGTAGAACCTCTGGAACACCATAAATGCGTTTACGACCCACTTCTCATCTTGTTGTAGGTATCTACGTTTTGGTTCGCACAGGTGAACCTGCAGTGTGCGTTCCTTTGAAAATTGTTTGCCACAGTAGGTACACTTATTCGTTGATGCCATGTTCTTCTATAAGTTGTTCTAGTTCTCTATCGGTTATAACTTTGTCTAACGTTTCCAGATCCTGCTCCTTCCACGTGGGATATATCTGTTGTAATTTTTTCAAACTTTTATTTGGCACACGTTTCATTGGTTTTATCCACGGATGGAACTGCTGTTGTAAGGAGCCACACATGGCGGTCAGGATCCATAAAAGTTTCTTGTGTTTACCCAAGGTGAAGCAGTGTTTGTTCACACACTCGTTGACCATCTCAACGTAGTGCTCCACATAGAACTGATCTTTGGAAGAACAGCTCGACACGTATCTCATCAGCATGTAGGGTGAATACAAAGACTGTTCCTTGTCGTCTATCCTGTCGAAGTAGTCCTTGTTCCTGAAGTCAACGGCCTTGAGTCCGTTCCTGAGATCAAAGAATTTCTTTGTGTTACTTTTTTTTGCTGGCATATTTTAATCCAAACATAGTGCATTCTTTCGCATCTACGAATGTTAATTTTATTTTCTTTTGTAAGTGATTCATAGCCGAAATCTTGAATTTATTTTTCCTTAACCAATCAAAAAAATCCTTCATCCAGTGCTCGTCCATCCACACCGCAATTTTATTACTGGTTATCATGACGGGTGCGTCTATGGTTATCGTTCGTCTACCAGACCGAGCCATAATCAACTTGCTCACATTGCCTAGATATGTCTTTCACAAAATAGGCACACATGGGTCTACGTCCATTGGTCAGCGGCACTGCCAACATCTGTCCTGATTTAATTTTGGGAAAGTACCATTTGACTTCAGTGTAGATGTCTACCACGTCTATGGGCATGAATTCTGGTTTGGCACTTGATAAAGGATTGAACGTGAATGCGTCAAATCCCCTGTCATTGAGACTGGTGATTGGTAACACATGCATCTCTGATTGACCTGCTTCGCCTATCAGCATCTTCCAATCCAGTGGCATTTTGATCTTGTGATCTCCAATTTGGAGCACCGCCGCTGGTGCGTTGAAACTTTCTAGGAAAATAAGTGGTATGTAAAAGAAGTCTGGATTGGCTGGATCAGAATTGTCCAAAACCGCAAACCTCAATTTCTCATCCACCCATTCCGGGATCTTCTCTAATTTGTAGGTCCTGTCATCAAGTGTAAGGATTTTCATAATCTATCTTTTCTATATTATACGGGTAATTGGCCTCTTTGTAAAACTTTTTCCTCGCCCCTAGGTGTCTTTTCGCGAACTTGCAACTGCTGGTAATGTCCCAGATCTGCACGCTGTCCTTGTCCTCTGCCTTCCTGATTCCACGTCCTATTGACTGTATCACCCTCACGAATGACTTGCCTGGTTCTATGAGAACAAGATTAAAAATCCTAGGAATATTAATGCCAACAGCGGCAACTCCATATGTGGCAATGATAACCTTATTTGTCGCAGTAGATATTTCATCATATTGCTCCTTCCTGTCTGTGTTTTTGGTTGCTCCGGACACGAACACCGCGTCCTTGATTTTCTTTTCGAGTATCTCTCCGGCGGATATCCTGTCCACTAGTATCAGTGTATTGCCCGATGTGGCTATGCTTTGGATGGTCTGTGCCACCCACGTCATCCTGGTAGAATCCGTTGTTAGCCATTTCAGCTCTTCACCATAGGTCTTGAACTGTGGATGATCCTGTGTCTGTAAAACATTGACATGGCAATTGGCCAACACTCCCTTGTCCTGTAGTTCGCTTGCCTGTATCCTGTTGGCCACTTCGCCTATGCTACATTTCAAACCCATGAATTCGTAGTCCGCCTTTGGAACGGTGCCCGTAAGTCCCCAGCGTATGCCACAGTGTGCGAATGGTCCTGTCAGCAATCTCTTCAACACGTCGGCCTTGGCCATGTGTACCTCGTCTATGATGATGGTGTTGATTCCCTGTATGGCTTCTAAGAATTCTGTTGTGTGTTCGTCTTTTGCTTTCTTCTCTAACACATTTAGACTTTGCCATGTCGCTATTGTGTTGAACCTACCCAATTCCTTCCTGTCACCGTAGTACACACCAACATCGAGATTACAGGCCAAGAAATCTTCTTCGGTCTGTGTGACAAGACTCTTGTTGGGCACGATGGTCAGTGTCCGACCATAGGGTTCCACCAGTTGGCAAAGTGCCGCGGTGATTATGGTCTTGCCTGCTCCGGTTGCAATTTCCTGTATACACTGTGGATTCTCTATGAATTTGTTTATGGTCTCCACTTGATAGTCTCTCAACTGTATGGGTTGGCCAGCACAAGGATGGTTGTCAGGCCATGTGATGTGTGCCAGGTAGTCCTTGTCAACAGCCTTGAATTCATAATTGTGTTTTTCTCTGTGGTCTTCGAAGTCCACATACACCCCACCGTCCTCCAGTATGGGCAGTATCTGATCCACTAGGTTAAGGTATGTCGTCCCACCCAGTCCAAAGAAACTGACCTTGCCGTCCCACCTACCTAACTTAACTGCTGGCAAATGTCTTGCGTATGGTATCTCGTATTTGAACTTGTTGGACAGTCTCTTCCTCCACTCGAGGCTGAGGTTCTCGAACTTCACATTCACTTCGTCTTTGATTACTAGTTTACAACTGCTCATTCTATACTTGTTCTATCACGTGATCATGCCAATCCCAACTACTTGGTTGGTGATCACTATAATACAACTTTTTTGGAAGATTTTCAAGCAGTCTTTTTAGATTGTCTGTGCCAGTGGCGTAGTATCCACCACCTAGTGCTATCAAAGAGGCCCGTGGTTTTACCTTGCTCTTGATCAAAGCACG